ATGAAACGGCGACCATAGAAAAAACCCTACCACCACAAGGGAGATGATAGGGCCTATTCTGATGGCTCAATTTTCAGGACTATTGCCATCTCTCACTCAGGAATGAAACCCTGACTAAGTTTGTGTCTCTTTTATAGCCGTTACATCTACGGCACATTGACTGGAGGTTGCTGATGTCATGGTTAGGTGGATCACTTGCAATCATGTGGTCTATGGTCCAGTCGCTACCGTCTAGGTCTTTACCACATCGTGCACAGATAGGTTCGAGGATGGTCTTAGCGTAAGCTCTAGCCTCTTTCCATTCTTTACTGCTATGCCAATCAGCCATAGTAATCCGCACTGCATGATGGACAGCATGGTGGTTCTAACTGAGTAGTGCATACCTCGCAGGTGTCCACGTCACAGTCCTCACACTTATCAGCCATTACTCAATCTCTCTAATTTGACGCTTTACGAATACCGGTAACTCTTTGATGGTGAGGTCATGCCAGTCTAGGTTAGCCTTTAGTGCTCGCCTCAGGTCTCGCCTGACATGGTCTCTGATGTCGTAGTCGAATGAACATTCCATACTCTGACATCCACACCTCAGCACTTTATAGCAGATTGAGCATGTCCAAGTGTCAGCCATTAGTTATCTTTCGACCCTCTGCTGTTAGGACAGTTTGATAGACCTTGATTACATCTATGCAGTCCTGCACGCCTTTGTTGTATAGCTCTTGTAGTTCACCTGTGCCAGGTTGTTTTAGGCAGATTAGTGTTGATAGCACTGAGGTGAGTGTGAGGTTTGAGGCTATGCCAGCCATAGCTGCTAACCCTTGTGGTTCTGTTTCGCTCATGCGAGTGTCTCCTCTGCTGTTAGTTTACTGATTGACCTGATTGCCTGATCTAATGCTGAGTTGTAACCGTGTTCGTATTCATCAACATGTTCGTCCTGTTTCAGGTCTTCGATGATGCTGTTGATTTTGGCTACGATTTCGGCTCGCTCCAGGTAACGGTTTTGTTTGATGGTGTCTGTTAGTAGTGCACGGCTCATTACCAGTGGTTCTGAAACGTGTTCGCATCTGCATGTTGTCATTTGGAGTGTTCCTCGCAGTTCTCTAGGTTGGTGGTTTCGGTTACGTTGTCCTGCCAGCAGGATTTCGGCGATGTAATAACTGCCCAAGTGATCCCAATAATCATGGCGATTGCAAGAGCTATGTTCAGCAGGAATATGAACCATTCTGATTTAGTTAGTTTCGCCATTGGTTTGACCTTTCGAGCTGAGTAGTTCGATGATTCTTTCAACTGTGCCTCTATCTGTGCCTTTACGGTCCAGCTCTAACTCAGTTTTGAGAATGTCTATTACTCGTTTAGCCTCTGCCTCGCGTCCTAACATGAATGCTGTATTGGCGATGATGGCTGTTTTCTCAGCAACGGCTTTAGCCTGATTCTTGTTTAGGTCATTAGTCATTTGCTAGCCACACTCTCGCTTGGCGACCGGACTTAGTTTTAGTTACTCCAACTACTCTCACCAGTTGCTTTATCCAAAGCTCTTTTCTCCTGGTGCGAATACCTGATGGTGATGATGGTTGGATGACACCGAGTTCCATGCTCGCTTCATAAGCGTCCACTAGTTCCTCGTCAGTCATTGGTGTGACCAGAATCTTTAGGATGGCTTCCTCAACTCTGGTGAGTTTGAAGTGATCTAACGATGCAGCTGCTAGGTGTGATTCGATAGGGTCGGATGTTCTAGCGTGTGTCATTAGCGTCTCCTCGCCTGAATCTCTTTGTTGATTTCGTAGAGCCAGATTCCAACTAATGCGATGGCTAGTGGATAGCCGAGTGCAGGGATGGTTTGAATCCAGTCTGCTATTTGGATGATGCCAATTAGTATCAGGGTTGCTCCCAGAACTATTTTCATTTGTTGCCTCTCTTGTAGGTGTTCCAGGTGGTTGGAACGTAATTAGCCTAATGCCAGCGTTGGCATAATACAAGAGATAAACACGCCGTGGTTTATAACTTTTTGATATCACCCTCAAGAGGGTCAAAGATGGCTTGGAAACCTAAAGCGATGTCCGTATTGCTGAGAGACGAAGTGTCCTGCCTAGGAGGCTCTGATGACTTCTCAGAATGTTTATGAGTTCGTCTCCAATTCTTGACCAGAGCAATAGCGTCTCGGTCGTCAGTTTCAAACTCTGCTCCACAGCTGCAGACTTCCCGAATCATGGTTTCTCAATGATCTCAATTTCGACACCCGAATAAGTTGGATTCTCGGCATAAACCTTATGAGCAACCAGAGTAACTATCTGACCATCATTGGCTAAGACTTCACTCTCCTGGAGAGCATCTCCCACAGCTCGCACTAACTTGTCTAAGTCTGGTGCACTGTTCGGGTAACGTCTGCTAACTGATTTAGGTCTAGGCATATGGAATGTCATTGTCACGGTGACCGGTCCAAGAATAGTCAAACCACCCTGCTCTGCTTTAGCGATAGTTGCACCCATGAGGACTGTTTCTCTCCACTCAGGTAAACGCTTATTAGCCTCGAACATGATGGCTCGACCATTACGGACTATGGCAGTCTTAGACCCTTGCGGTGCTGGCTCTCCATAGATTCGGATTTTCATTTTAGAACGGTGGTTCGCTTGTGAGCTCAGTGACTGGCTTAGGTGGTAGTGGAACTGCTCTAGTGATGATCTGATACCTGGCATCGTTGATGAAGTGTTCAACTACTGCAATCTCTTGACCGTCCTTTTCGAACTTGCCATTCTTTGTGCCTAACTCTCCAGTGAACTCGACCACGTCATCTTTGCTGATGTCGGTAGGTAGTTCGAACCAGATAGTCCATTGACGCTTTTTGGTGACGGATTCGCCTTTGACTTTGATGCTGTAAGTTTCCCATCCATTGACTACTCGTCCACGGTAATCACCGTTCTGAGCAACGGTTGAAACATGCAGCTGAACTGATACTTTAGCCATAGTTATCCACAGGCCTCTCTCTTAATAATTTCTTTTGTTTTTATATGGTTTTTTATATTGTTCTTTAAGTGACATCAGTGTCACCTATTGAGGGAGTAAATGTCACCTACTGATACCGTAGATGTCACCTACTGATACCCCAGATGTCACCTGTGTCGCAGAGTTATCCACAACCTCAAACATCGGGAGAATCTGATCTAAAGGGCGATGCCACATCGAACCATCACAGTCCTCCGAGCACTTCAACATCACCCAATAGCGATTAGTTTTCGGACCACCATAACTTTTACCGTTATGTCTATCCACATCCAACTCACCAAGTTCCTCAAGAGCTGCAATTGCCCTAATCACTTGACGCTTTGAAACTCCTGCATAAACCGCTAAACGGTCTATCCCCATCCATGCACCCTCATTCCAAGTTTCAGACATATGCCAGGCGATTCCGATTAGCACTAACTTGTTAGATCCAGTTGCCTTTGAATGGTTCATAACCATCGCGACATCCCTAGCTGACATATTTGACCTCCGTGATTTGTGGTGTAAGTATTCTATTGGCACAGGTGGTTGTGCCTTTACGCTTAGGCGTTAGCCCTCCGGTGGATGAGCCTCTCTCTCTGCTGGAGGGCATTTTACTTCTTTAGACCAGTTGCCAAGTCTGCAATCTGTTGCAGAACATCAGGTGAGATTCCCCTAGTAGCCTTAGCACGCTTGTAAATGCCTCGTAGAGCCTCTATGTCCCCTTTTTCATACTCTAGGTGAGCCGAAGCCATAAAGTCCTCTAGCGGGCTTACAGGGCTTTTTTGAGCATGTGCAGGTAATTCGTTACGGGTAGCAATTCTTTTAGTTGAGGTTCCCATTACTGCGGTCACGGCTCTGCCCCAAGCTGAGGTCTCTGCATTCATACACTCGGAATCTCTCTTGAATGATGAAGTGCCTGGCACAGGTTCCCAAGCAGTTCCATGACCAGGTGTTAGATCATCTGGAGTTCTGTAAGCAGCTGCAGTATAGACAACCCATGACTTACCTGCGAACTCAATGAACTCGATTCTCACTTGCTGGAGTGAACCCTCTGGATACTTCTCTTTGAATAGTTTTAGCCTCTCAGCTACATCGACGTAATCGTCTACGTTGAATGCCATGTTTAGCCTCTCTTAAACACAATAAATGGACCGCCAGAACCTCTGCTCTGGAGGGTTACTACCTTCTCACCTTCGAATGTTCCAACTCGGATTCCATCCATCATGGCAAGCACTTTAGATTTCAACAGGGTTAGTCTTTCATCTGCTGAATCAAACTCCTCTTTCGCTCTGATTAGAGCAGGGTAGAGTTCCCCTAGTTCAATGTCGCCGTCATAGATTCCCTCTGAGAGAGTTCTAACAGTTTCATAAGTTGATTTAGAGCCGTCCCATGCAGGTTCAGTCATGAACTCGACACAGTTCAGGAACTCATTAGCCTTGTATTCAAGTTCATTGGCGTAAACCTCGTCATAAATAATCTCATGTTCAACCAACTCACCATTAGCAACAGCAACTAGAACACCACGCTTGAGACCTAAAACATGCAGATACCACATGACCTGATCTAGGTAGTGAGGTGGTAGTTCATTCATCGGGTTGCGAGAGAACTTGACTTCCAAAATGCCTAGTGAGCCGTCAGTCCATTCAATGACTGCATCAGGGTTAGCTTTGAACATCGGGTTTGCAACTGACTGCCAAGTGCCAGTGTTATGAGCTGTAAGCCAATCTTTGTTTTCCTCAACCCAGAGGTCTTGAATAGGTTTCTCAAACGCTGTGCCCAATCGCATAGCCATAGATGGACCGGTGGATTCTCGAGGCAATTCGCCCAGGTATTCGTAGTAAGCGGTGTAGGCAGAACGCCAAGGGTTGTGACCCATAAGAGAGCCGACAAGTGAACCTGCTACGCCCTTACGAGCGTTATGCCATTCAAGAGAATCATGTTCAAAATAGCCGAGGAGTTTGGCAGAGCCAAGAGCCTCTATCTGGTGGTCGATAGTCATAGAACTACTCTATGGCATTACTCCGATTTATCGCTAGTGCCCAGCGTGTCTTTAGGGTTGATGATTCTAATTAGAACTGGTATTGCTGAGATCCAAACAGTGTTAGCAACCACCAACCAGTCAGCTGCAGTGAACAAGAATGGTAACTTGCCTATAGCGAAAACCGCGGTTAGAGATGTTGCCAGGAGAGAGCGGAGATAACTTGAGAGAATCGGGTTCATTTACTTTCCAATCTTAGGTAGATACTTTAGAGGGTCCTCGACTGGCATGGTTGCCAGATGTTCCGATGGTCCACACATGAGGTGCAGATGCGGTCCAGAGCTCGTCCCAGAGTTACCGCTGTGAGCAATAACCTCACCTTGACGAACTTTCTTTCCAACTTTGACCTCAGCCTTGTCTAGGTGACAGTAAGCGAAAACTCTGAGCCGTCTATCATCCTCACCACCAACCCAGCAACGAAGTTCAACAACATGACCGAGGATTTTAGATTCATAGACTTTGACAAT